AAGAAGACGTCGTGTTTCTATATTAAATTCTATATCATCTGGACATTTTTTCATATACAAATAACCACCAAATAGTTCATCAGAACCATCACCATTAAAAATCACTTTAGCATCACTATTTTGAGAAATATATTTTGAAACTAAGTAGTTGCCAATACTGGCGCGTATTGTAGTCGTGTCATATGTCTCGGTTGCGTAAATAACATCGGGAATTGCTTCAAACATTTGTTCTTCAGTGACAATAACTTCTGTATGTTTGGTTCCAAGATAGTCGGCAACAATTCTTGCATATTTCAAATCAGTTGCTCCTTGTAATCCAATGCTAAATGTTTCCAACGAATTTTGTAATTTATGATGATTTATATAATTTGCTACTAATGCGGTAATTAAACTGCTATCCAACCCACCAGATAAAAGACACGCAATAGGACGGTCAGTTGTTAAACATCTTTTCATAACAGCGATATCCAAATATTTAGATATATTTGACAAATACATATTTTCATTTATGCTATTATAATTTAAAAAGTTGTAAGCAAAATTACAAGTGTGATATTTTTTAATGTAATGTAAATACCAGTCATTATGATTATTTAATGAAAAATTACAAAAACAACCTGGTTCAAATTGTTGAATAATGTCTTCATATGTATGACAATATAAATTTACGAGACACTTCATTTCAGAAGCAAATGTGAATATTTCTTTATTACGTGGTCTAACTTGCATAAACAACGAACGAATACCATAAGGGTCTCTTGCTACAAATAATTCGTCTTTATTTTTATCATATAAAGCAAAAGCGAAAACCCCATCCAGCATAATAAGTGTTTGTTCAATACCATACTTTAAATACATATGAATAATAATTTCACAATCTGAATTTGTAGTAGGTTGAGTTTGAATAATATCGTATAAATTTTTATAGTTGTATATTTCTCCATTGCAAATTAAAACGCACCCATTGATACATAATGGTTGATTAGATTGTTCATCTATACCATTAATTGCGAGACGATGGAACCCAAAAATAGTTTTGTCATTTAAGACTTCTAATTTTGAATTTTCTGGGCCTCTATTTTTGCCTTTCATAAATTCATTATATATACGAGAATATTTGCTGGTTGAATCAGATGAAGTGATTGTGTTCCTATATAAAGAATCATTTAGAAGGAGAAAAATACCACACATAAACTATAATTTATATATATATCTTTATATAAAAATCTTTATATTGTTTATAATTTGAATTTGAATTTGAATTTGAATTTGAATTTGAATTTGAAAATGTGTATAAATTGAAAAATGTGTATAAATTGAAAACGTTTATGCAAATGTTTTTATAAAAAATATTGAAAATCATTTTTATTTTCTTCTTTTTATTTTTATAGAGTATAAATTTAAATTTTATATAATACCAATATATAAATGACAACAAGAGAAAAGGCGTCAATATATAAAGATGAAAACAGTTCAAGAATTTACAACCGTAATTTACCAACATTTACTCTTGAACCTTACCTTAGTTTTATTCCAATGGCAACAAAATATAACAAAATTGACAACCATTACAACAAGAGGCAATCCGATATAACCGCCAATATTATGGAAAATCGTGCTTCATATAACCAACATATGTTCTTTAATCCAGGTTCATCAGCACCGTGGAAAGGATACAGTGAAAATGTAAATGATGAATCTGTATTACGAAACCAAGTGTATGCTCTTCAAAAATGCAACCAAAACGAATACGTTCCTAGCAGTGAAAGTGATATGTATAATTATCATTTAAATGTAAAACAAATACATCAAACACATCCGTTGCTATTTAAACAAGAACAATTTGAAGAATGTAATCCTAATCCAGAATCAAACAAGATAGGTCAAGGTCTCTTTATGAATCATACTCGTAATCAATTGCGAGGATTATAAATAATCAATAATACCAAATGCGTTGCTCTAATTATAAAATTATGATTATTATTTGTAAAATAGATATGTCAAATACAAATAATAATCAAACGATTAATTGTGTTAATCAGATAACATTAGATTGTTTATTAAATCGCGAAATGTATGATAAACTTGTAAATAAGACGCACAGCAAAAAAGAAAACCTAAAGGATATGAAATTTTACAGAAAACGAATCTTTGATTTAGCAAAACGATTATTAACTTCCAAAGAAGAAAGAAACAATATAAATCCAGATGTTATTTATGCGTTTAATAACTTTGTAAAAACATCTATCAATTATTTCAAAATAATAGATAAACAAGATATTTTACAAAAGGATTATGAAGATTTAAATGAATCTTTGTCATGTGAATGTGAAGACATCGAAAATGATAATACAGACTATAATCAATTTATAATGAAATCAATAACAATGCCACAAGAGAAGGCAAAAATAACTACTTTGGAGAATTTTGTAATCCGAAAAGAAACCAACGAAGAAAAAGAAACAATGATTTACCCACAAAAACGAGAATATAATTTAAAGGACGAGACTCTTAAAGAAAAGGGTATTACAAAGAAAGACGCAATTGGCAAAAAAGAAGAAAAGAAAAAGAAAAATATCCATAATAAGTATGACACAAAAAATAATAAATTACAAGAAAAAATCAAAGAAGAAGAAAAGAAATAAATCTAAACACAACAATACAAATAGAAATACAAATAGAAATACAAATAGAAATACAAATAGAAATACAAAACGAAAAAGAATTGTAAAATTGAAAGAAGGAACACATAAATTTAACAAGTCTATAAAAAGAATAAATGGTATTAATTGTGCCCCTAAGAAACCCAATGAAATAAATAATTATTCTTGTTATACAAAAGATTCTTTATTGGAACTTAGAGATTTATGGAATGCTCGTCATTATGATTTACAAATTGCTTCAAGTAATCCGCGTATAGTGCATAATAAATTGAAAAAATATTTGAAAAATGTGTGCGATACAGAAAAATGTTGGTTAAGTCAAAACAGTTATTTCGGAAAATTTAGCGACGAATTAAAAGAATCATTTGCCCCATCATATCCTAAAAGTTGGATAAAAAATCCAAATGAATGGTTGTCCAGTCACGACATTATCAATGTTATGTATCAATATGAACTTGCGTATCCCAATTTTTCATTTATTGGTCCCACTCCGATTGATTTTGACAAGGAAAAAGTAAATGGAAATGGACAATGCGTTTGGGATGAATTATGTAATTTTAATCTACGTCAAATGATAAGCAAAGGTAAAAATCAAATAGGGATAATATTTAATACAGACCCTCACACAAAAGGTGGCGAACATTGGATATCACTATTTATTGATGTTCCAGAAAAGAAAATTTTGTATTTTGATAGTGGTGGTAGTAAAATGCCGAAAGAGATAGATGTTTTAGTTAATCGCATTATATCACAAGGGAAGAAATTAACACCAAAGATAAAATTCAAATTTGATACTACATTTGGAGTTAATCATCAACTAGAGAATACAGAATGTGGAATATATTCGTTATTTTTTATAATAAATATGTTGGAGGAAAATGTTGATAAAAAGTATTTGAAAAACAATTTATTTCGCGATAAATATATCAATCAATTTAGAGAAATTTATTTTAATCGTCCAACGGAAATATAATTTGATTGTTGAATATTGTTTTATGATATTTATTCATTATATTTGAATATTATAAAATATTTAAAAAGATTAGAACAGACAAATATACGAACAATGACGTTGAAACCAGTAAAGTTTGAATTTATTCCTCACCACATCAATAAGATGTATCAAGAGTTTAGACACATTGATTCTTTTGCGAAGTATCTTTTACTTCAAAGTTGCAATCAAAAATTGTGGAATTTGTTTCGTTCTATTGACCCATATAGTTTAAGTATAAATAGAAATAATGCTCTTGATGACTTAATATTTATTATTTCACATTTGAAACACTTTGTAAATATTTATACTCAAAATAATCAACTAAATAATTTTCAAAAAAGAGAAATTAATAACTATGATGTATTTATGAAGTATCTTTACGAACGGAAAAAAATGTCCAGATAATGCTACCGGAATAATTGTAAA